GACAGCCAGAGTCACCGCCGCCTCGTTGGTGAGGTCTGCCGTGCCAAAGCGCTTGTAGTTGAGGTTGCTGGCCCCCGTGGTTGTCTCCCATGCCTCGGTCTTCTGGTAGGGCCGCACGAAGGCCATCCCGTCCTCCGTGATAAGGCAGTTCTGCGAGAGCTCACGATCCCAGCGCGAGGCATCTCCCTCAACCACCATGACCGAGCGCGTGAGGCGTGTCTGCTGAACGTCTAGGGAAGCGTGGATCATGGTAAAATTCCGTTTAGAGTCTGCATTACCCCCACCCAGGAGCGCCAGATCAAATCAGTGACTAGGAGCGCCGCCGAGCTAAAGGCCACAGCAAGCGGGGCCACGCCACCTAGGAGAGCCGGATGAGGGGGGAAAACGGTGGACGTTGGGCGGCTTGTCACGCTGTCCGTCTGGGTTCGATTCCCGGAGACTCTGTACATCACAGTGCGAGTCCTGATCTGTGCTGCATGGCGCTAAACATCTCCTCAAAGTTCTCCTGAAGCACCTCCAGCAGCGCCTGCTGGAGCGTGCTTGCGGCCCTATCCGTCTTGATGGTGATGCCGCCTGCCCGGCCTGCGCCTCCGCCCATCACGTCAGCAAACGAGAAAGCGGAGCGAGCGCGAGAGCCACCCCCGAAGACGGCATCCTGAAGGCTCACCTCCGTGTTCTTGGCGGTGCGCTCGGTGGCATCGGCAATCTTGCCTAGCTTCTCGTCCACTTGCTTTCCTGCCTCGGGCTCTAGGGCGCGGCGCAGAAAGCCCTGCCCCGATGCGTCGGCGATTCCTGCAGTACCACCCATTGAGGATCTTAGGCGTGCCTCAATCTCTGCGATTCGCCCCCCGCTGACCGAGGAGAAGCTCGGCATAGAGGGAAGGCTCTTGTAGGCTGGGGAGTAGGTTGGAAATGCGCTACTGGCCATATCCGCCGCCGCGCCCATTGTGTTGATGTCCCTGAAGGTGCTCGCCATTATCTGAGTCGCGCCCATCGGGTTTTCAAGAGCCTTTTGAATCCCCTCGGTCAGAGCAGATCCCGCAACCATCATGAGCGAGAGCCGCGCCATGAATTTATCAGCCTGGCTCTCTGCAACCTTGAAGAACTCCGAAACGTTACTGATTGCCGCAAGGGTGAAGTCTTTGAGGAAGGCAATCCCTTTGGCGAGGTTCCCCGGCACGACCTCCGCAAAGGCCAGCACCCGCGCCATGATCCCGGTCACCGCGTCGCCTTGCTCTCCAAGGTTCAGAGCTTTGAAGATATCGCCTGTGGCACGCCCGACCACCTCCGCAAGCACACCCGAGTCTACCGCCGCGTTCAGGTTCTTGGTGAGTGCATCCGCCAGTGGCCCTTGCGTCTTGAGCATCCCGTCCCCGATGATGCGGAGTGCCTTCTGCCCCGCATCCTCTAAACTCGCACGCTTGGCCTCGGGAGTGTTGGCCATCTGCTCGAAGATGTTACCAAAGCGATCATTGACGATCCTCTCCAGCGCCGTGAGTGCCTCCTCCGCCGTGCTGAGGAGTTTACCGTTTCCGTCAAACTGGATTCCCTGCGCGGCAAAGTCCCGGCGCTGGAGTCCCATTGCGGCCATTACGTCCGCGTCAATCATGTTGCCGGTGCCGAGCTGCCCCACCGCGCGCGAGTACATCTGCATCTGCTCTTCACCCGCGCCCATCGCTGTTGCCAGCTTGCCGATGATGGGAAGGACGCGCAGGGAGTTCACCCCGAAGGCTTCCAAGGTTGTCGCAGCATCTGCCATCTGCTTAGTGGTGGCAGTGCTGGGAGCGGCAACAGCCTCCGCTTGCTTTAGCACCGATGCGGCCATCTGAGCGTTGCGCAGGATCGCGGTGAGCCTGCCCTGGCGAGAGGAGGCATCCATTGAGGCGCTCATAGCCTGGCCACCCAGTCCCATAAGCCCATCGCCCGCACCACCGAGCAGATTGCCCATGCCGCTCATGGTGGCATTGCGCAGCGCTCCCAGACCGGAGATGCCAGCGCCAATGCCTGTGGCGGCAAGAGCGCCCAGGCCACCCGCAACGCCTCCGCGTGTGAAGCTGGAGATAAGCGGGGATGCCGCGCCGAAGTTGAGGCGCGTGCTGCCAAACCCATTAGCAAAGCGACGGGCCGCACCAAGAGCGCGAGTAGAGCGCTCCTGCCTCTCCTGTGCGCGGGTCAGAACCTCATGAGCGCGAGCTTCCGCCGTGAGGGCACGGGCGGCAGCACTTCGCTCGTTGTACTCCTCCCGGCTAGCTTTGGCGGCTTGTTGCTGGAGTTTGAGGGAGCGCTCCATCGCCTTAGACTCTTGCAGGAGAATCTTCTCACTGGCTTGGCGCACGCGGCTTGTGTCTACGATGCCCTTACCGAGTTGCATCTGGGCTTGGGCAATGCCTTTGGCAACCGGCGTGTGCTGATCCACCGCCTTATAGATCGTCAGGAACTCGTCAACCGTTGTTGGCATCGCCATCTTCCTCGGGCCAAACGATTTTAGATTCACCTAAAATAGAGATGACCTCTTCCATAGCGGCTGATCCCTCCTCTACCTCGACTTTCACCAGCGCTTCGACAAAGACCTTATCGGGATAGATGCGAAACTCTAGGTACTTGACTTTTGAGGCATCTAACCCAACCGCTGTACATAGTTTTACTTGCTGTTCTTTTGTCACTAGCTTTCCTTATCTTGCTTTCGCATCGCAATCCGGGCCGCGATGATCTCCAGTAAATTGCACTGCTGCCGAGGAGTTAGCTCGTCAGGGTGGCAGTGGTACACCTCGGAGCAGACGATAACCTTAATGAGCCGCCCTTGATCGGCGGCTAGTCTTCCCCCGCCTCTTCGACTACCTCCGCCTCCGCTTTCCCGAGAACGCCAAGCATCGCAATGCGGATCTCTTCAGACATCATCACAAAGACCGGCCCTGCCACCCGTGCCATACGCAGAAGGTCAAGCTGAGAAAGCTCCTTATCGCCCATGCGGACTTTGGCCTTTTGGCACCAGGCAATGCCGCTGGCGACCTCCATTGAGAGGCCCGCCCCCCAGTAGGGCAGCCACACAGGCGGTGGGGTCTTGATCTTTTGGAGATCGCTCGCCAGCGCCCGGACGCTCAGGAGAGCGGAAGCGTCCGGGCTTATGGTGTACGTCCAGGTGGCGAGCTTACCACCGATGGGATAGGAAAACGTTCGCTCCCCTTGAAACGCTGCCGCCGCCTCGTTGAAGAGGCTTTCCATGTCGGCAATTCCGGCGCTCAGTGGCTCCTCTGGTGCCATTAGCTCGCCGCCGTCCAGACAAGAGCGCCTTGCCCAACAAGTGAGATGGAGGATTTATCCAGGCTCTTCATGGCGTGCTCACCTGTTGCGCTGGTGATAACCGCAGTGCCTGACCATGCTCCGCCCTGCACCGTCATGGCGACCGTTACCACGGGGTCTGCGTGTGCCTCAAGCAGTCCGTAGAAAGCGGTGTCAATGGGTCCGGAGAGAGACAGGCTCCAAGACTTACCGCTGACGACAGGCGAGGCCCACACGTCGTTGATACACGCGCCCTCTTCCGTCTGGTTTTCGATGGTGAGGGTTGCGCTTTGTGCGGAGCAGATATAGCTCTGAGCGTCAAGTGTAAGCACAGAGAGAGAGCAAGGGATTTTAGCCATTGTTTTAAGTTTCCTTCTAGCCCTTTAGGGCTTGGTGTAGCCCTTTACGGGCGATGCTCTGGCGACTGGGTGCACTGGCCTTGCGGTGCGCCTCCCAGTAGCCACGATCTGACATGCGCCGGGTTCCGCCAGGGCGCAGTACGAATTGGTGGTGTGCAGCCCGGTTGTACAGAACCACGACGCTTGTCCCTGCCACGCCCGATGCCACGCGCCTCACGCGCCATGAGGCAAAGAGCTTGCCTGTGCGCCGACCAATGGCCAGCTTGGGCGAGACAGGCGAGGGTGGGTTTGCTCCTCGTTGCGGGCCATGCGTGAGGCCTCGGCTTGTTGCCTTCCCCGCGTTTGCCTGCGCCATGACGATGACTGGGAGCGATTTCCTGAGGCGAGCAGCGCGGGCACGGGTTGCGGCGGCCAGTGTTTTGCCGTCGGTGTAGATTGCCATATCAGTCCTCCCACTCCACGCGCATCTGGTAGCTCACGCGGATGGTGTAGGCCGTTGAGAGCGCCTCCAGCCGGGAGTCCTCTCCAAGCTCGTAGGTGTCGCCCATCCACAGGATCAGGGAGGCGTGGCGGATGGTCGCGTTCTTGATGGCACTGCGGATCTGCTGGGCTCTCTGGCGCTTCTCTGCCGCGACGGTGCGCCCGACAGGCTTTAAGGCTTGCAGGTAGATCTCGTAGCTAACCATAGCCGACTCTGAGCAGATCACGCCCGTGTCGTCGTCTTCAGCCTCAATGGAGGGCACGAAGATCGCGGCAAGAGGGAGCATCTGCGCCGTCGTGCCTTCCTCGGGTGGGCTGGTGTAGACCTTGGTCAGTGGCCCGAATGTCAGCGTGGTGAAGGTGTCCATGAGCACCGTCGTGAGGTCTTGCTCGATCTGCTCTAGGATGGCCTCTAGTGTTGGCATTACGCGCCCTCCTCGATGTCGCCGGGTGGCGTGGTCTTCTGGCAGAGGATCACGGCATGGGACGTGAGCGAGCTGGCTCCGTTGCGAGTGGGGAGCTGCGCGACTTTGAGGTACTCACCAAGCTCCTGAACGTAGATCAGGGTATTGACAAGGAAAGGCCCGCCGGTCTTTGCGTCGGTATCCTCTAGATCCACCATGACGCGGTACGCCTCCGAGAGATCCACCCCGAACGCTTTGAACGTGGCCTCTGCCCCCAGTGGCTCCGCTTTGCCCAGGATGGTGACTTCCTCGGGGACGTGCGTGGCGGCTTTGGCCCGTCCGTAGTCGTCTGAGTCCACGTCAAGGGCGCGGAGCTTCAGGGTGTGGGGCTTGATGCGCAGTGGCATTATTCCACCACCACCAGGGTGTACCACGTGAGGTCGGTCTCTCCGGTCTTGCTGGCTGTCCAGATCAGGCGGTACTGTCCGGGGTCGTCGAGCGAGTCTGTGGGCCACTCCAGCACCACCTGCCCCTCCTCGGGTGCATTGCCCAGGCTTGCGGCTTGGTTGTTGAAGATGACCGACTCACTACCTAGGCGAATGAACTTAGCCACCACGCTCCATCCCGTGAGATCGATGCGTGATCCACTACCATCTACAAGATGATCGAGCAGATCTGGACCAACTGCCCCGCGCGTGTAGCGCACCGAGTCCATGAGGCCCGAACGGAAGGGTGTGACCAAGATTCGGTACACCTGGCCCGGATCAGGAAGGGCGGCGATGGCTGCATCCAGCGAGTTCACACTGGCCTGTGAGGCGCGGCTGGCGATGGTCTGGGCATCCGCCGCCGCGAAGGCCACGGGGTACTGATTGACTCCCGTGATGGTGCTGCCCGCCTTGCTCACGGCGAGGGTGATCCAAGCCTCCCCCTTGGCCGCAACGTCGTAAAGCACCCCGACGCGCAGGCCATCAGCAGAGGCCACCACGGTAGCGCCATGTGCGGCGATGTCGGAGTCGTCGAGAGGATCCTTGACGCTGGCAACGGCGATGGTCGCGCCCGCAACCAGCGCCCCGGCATCGTCCACAATCGGGCCAAAGGGAATCAAAATCTGAGCCATAGGTTAACCTCTTCCTCTCGTTGGGCGGCGGCGAGATCCTCCACCGTCACCAGCTCCTGCCGCTGGGGTTGTAACCACTATCGCGGCCTGAGTCGTGCCGTCCGGGGCCGTCGCCACGACGGTATTCACACCGCCGCTTGCCACCGTGACAGCCGGGGCCGTGTAGGTTACTGTGGTTGCTGTGGCCCCGCTGATTGCCCCCGCAAGGCCCGATGTGGTTGTTCGGCTCCACGTTACGCCAATGCCATTTATCGTGGCACTGAGAGCCAGCGTTTGGCCGGGGAGTACAGTCGCCGTTGCTCCCTGATCTATGCTCACCTCGTAGACGGCGAAAGTGTCCACGAGCGGCTTCAGGTAAGTAAATAGCGTGTTTGTGCCCGTGGCGTTGGGATGGATACCGTCTGCGTGGAACCCTGTATCGGTATGACTCGAAAGGCCCGGCATATTGCGCCAGTCCACAATGTACTCAGGGAGTCCAGTACCTGATGATGCCGCTTTGCGCTGATAAACATAGGTTAGGCTGGCGTGAGCGTCGTAGTTAGCCATGAGCGCGGTATTATGCGCCCCAACCACCGTGGTAATATCGGCAGCGATCTTGGGAATCATCGTGGTTCCGACGACTATGATTCCAGGCTCCCGTGAGCGCATGGTATTGATGTTGGTGCCCCAGGTAGATACCTGAGTCGCCGCGTTGCTGGTGTTGGCCCCATTTGTCGGGTAGTCCCAGAAAAGCACCCGTACTCCCGACGTGTTAAATACGTCGTAGAGGCCAGCGGCAATGCCCGCAGTCTGTTCTGCAAGCTGAGAGGAGGGCATGCCCCGGTTAGCTGTTTGGGTGTACCCATTGGCCCGAAATAGCCCTGCGATGTTGTTTTCGTGCGTTGAACATCCCGTGCCGTAGGCAATGGACGTTCCACCGATACACACCTGAGTACCGCTACTCGTCCAGGTTGTATGCCACTCGGGGATAAGCGAGCGAGTCCACGCTACATTGGCGGCGAAATCGGTATCATTTTGCGCCGTGGCAACAATATAAATTGCATGGAGAAACCAGCGCCCCGCAAACGAGGTTGTGATGCCGTCGCCGATTCTTAGGCCAGTGGCGTTACCGAGGCCCGTCGTGGTGGTAGCAGCCCTCTCGATATAATCCGTGGCAATGACTTTGCCACGAGCGCCCAGCCCGGTATCGCCCATGCGAATAGCAATGAGCGAGCCACGATCGCCCGCAGGAACAATAGCTGGGAGCGTGTCAATATTGCCTTGCCACAGCCCGGTAATGGTACTGCTCGATCCACTTACATACACCTGCACGCTCGTAGTGAGGCCCATAAACGTCTTGATTCCCGCCCCAGCCTGCGACACGACAGCATAGACGGTGTAGCCGTTGCGGTTGAGGTTGGCGGGCAGAGTTACGTCAAGCCGCCTCCCACCTGTGAACTCAATCGCATCACCGATACCGTACTGGTTTCGGCGCATCACCGCCGAGCCAGCGCCAGCCAGGGCGATTGTAGCCCCGCTGCCCGACTGATCGGTGATGCTGGTAATCGTCGCCCCATCTGAGTCTGCTAGGACAGAGGCGAGTATGGCGAGTGCTAAAGTACCTGTAAATGGCATCTAATCAACTCCTTAAAGTGGTTGGTGCGCCAATGGTGACAGTAGGCAGTGGTGGCGTCTCCATGATCTGCCCGGCGCTGACCACGCATCCCAGCGCCTCCCCTATCTCACGAACGGGAGCCCAAGCAACGGAGCGCCCAAAAGCGTCGGTTTGTACGTAGGTGCCCGGTAGCACAACCCCCCGCACGGTCGCCATCTGCTGACCGTCAATCCACTGGACTGTCTCAGAGGTCATCTCGACAGATGTGCCCAGGAGCGCGGCCACGAGCTGGCGCACGGGAGCGCAGGGCCGACCAGAGCGCATCTGCACGCGGGGAAACAGTCCGTAGGGACTCACCCAGACGCGGTAAGCTGGCGTCTCAGGGAGGCGCGGCTCGGGGGCGGCTTCGTGCTCCAGCTCTTCCACCCAGCGCATGTACACGAGGTTGCTGGTCGTGCGGCGGCGTTGGCAGACCTTGTAGCCCTCCCGTGAGCCGTCGTCGTTGGTGTTGCCCTCCCAGGTGAGTATCTGTCCGTTGGCAATCTCCTGGACAACAATGCCCGTGTGGATGGCATCATTGCTATTGTGCGGGTTGAGCACGAGGAAGATGTCGCCTGGCTGAGCATCTGAGCGCTTCAGCACGCCCTTGCGCCGTGCCCAAGAGAGCATCGCGTCACAGTCGGCGGTATGAGGCACAGGCCAGAGCTTTCCGAGCGCCTCAATGCCCCAGGTGGCCACAGCAGCAGCGCACCACGGGTAGCCTCCACCAAGGCCCGTGTTGGCAAGCATGGCCTCCACGCGGTGCCCTCGGTTCGATCCGCGTGGGATCTCGGTCACACCACGATCTTCGGCAGCCTGAGCAAGCAGGGCAGCGATAGCAGCTGATTGTGTCATAGCCGTGCTCCTTCCACTTGCCGACGAAGAGTTCTCAAGACGACGACGACCTCATCGGCAGGCCTTGCGATCATCCCCTCCCAGTCCATGCCAGCGAGTACGAGGTCGAGCAGGATCTGCCCGATGCCCTCAGGGAGCTTGCCCCGTAGCGCGTTTAGTAGCTCGCGACGAAGAGGGACGACGACCTCGCGCGTTGTCTGACCGCTTTCCAGCTTGGAAATAGCGCGATCAAGCTCACGCAGGATGGGCGCTTTCGCTCGCTTTTCCAATAGTTTTTTAAGCCAGTTCATGGTTTTTCCTTGTGTTGTGGTTGCTTAGGCATGACCGAAATATCGATGTAAGCAGAAGAGTGCGGCACGCCGCTCATGATCTGATGGTGGATGCTCCAAGCGCGGCGACCGTGGGGCTTGTCTTCGGGGTTCGGGACGATAGCCCACTCACCGTTCACCTTGCGAGAGCTTTCTGGGAAGAAGCCGTTGAGCGCGACGCGCATTGCCTCGACAAGCACTTCCGCGTCTTTGGCATCCTCCAGCCAGGGGCAGGCAATCAGGTCAAGGTCGGTCTGCATGCTCCCGTGGACTGCCAGCGCGTAGCCAAGCTCACGGGCGATTTCGCGCAGTTCAGGAAGGATCTGAGCGTACACCAGCGCGTAGCTTTGGCAGAGCAACCTTTGGGACTTGCTCACTGTGGAGTCTCCGAGCTTGGCGAGACGTGCACCTGAGTATCCGTCTGCGTGGTGGTCGTCGTGGCCCTGTCGGTCGTCGTCGTCTGGGATATGGTTACATCCGCTCCAAGCGCCTCTTTTGCACCAGGCAACCTGCCCAGCCACGAGTCAGCGATCTTCTTCACCCCGCCATAGAACGCATTGCCCTCGGGCCCAATGGCCACGGACATCTTTCGTAGGTTTTCGAGGTTGCTGGTGAGCTCACAGTAGGTGATCCATCCCAGGATCGCGGTGATGGGCAGCCATGAGCGAAACGCAAAGCCTGCCAGAAACATCATGCCAAAAGCGGTGCCATAGCTCAGGAGCTTTGCCGCCATCATCTGGTGCATCTTGCGGGACTCGATCAGCTCCCCGGCGAGGCGTGCGGCTCGGTGTGCGGTGCCGTAGTCAATGAAGAGTAGCCCGAGCACTACCATGCCCAGCACTCCGAAAAGCTCTCCGGGCTTTCCCATCCAGCCCACAAGGGCACCAATCACGGCAGAGATAGCCTGCCCGGCCTGTTCCTGTGCATTCACTCGCTGCCTACTTTCTCCAAAACGGGGTAGAGCGGTACGAGCATCGCCTCCCTCGTGTGCATATTGTTGTTTGGGGCTAGTGCCCAGTATCAGGGCTAGGAGCGCCACGAGCACGCCCCCGCTGCCTGTTGGGTGCATCGTGAGCGTCCCTAGCAATGTAATGAATGGCATCGCCCTATCCTCCCGACGACACCGCGAAGGGGAACGGGTAAAGGAATGTCGTGCCCCAAAGACCCATGAGGCCATTTATAATGGCAATGGCTCTTTGCTCAGCACTCGGGCCGGGAGTCACATAGTCTTTGATGATCTGGATAACCTCGTTCATCTTGTCGCCGATTTCCTCGATCAGACTTGACCATTGGGCCATAGCCGCCTCAAGACGAGCAGACTTCCCCGCTTCTGTGTCCTGCTGATAGGCGGTGCTATCCGCAACCGCAATCATGGCTGCTGCCCACTCTTCTTGTGTTGGCATGTTTTTAGTCGCTTTCGTATACTGCGGGTGCTGTGTCGCGCAGGCGATACAGACGATGGTGGTGGGTGGATCCCCTACTAGGGGCAGCAGAGATGGGTAGTATCAGCTACCTTTTCTCCTTCTACCCACCACCGCGAGTTGGTGTCGTGTTTCATAATCTTAAAAGACCTTGGTTCTACGGTAGGTCTTTACCGCCATGTCCCAGCTTGCTTGCCAGGATCGCATCGCCGCTTGCCGCTCCTCGATGCTAGAGCCCCACTGGTAGCGCACGTCCCCCTCTTCCGCTTGGACGAGTACGCGGGTGGCGGTGCCTCCCTGGACAGCAGGGGCGGCGATCTCCATTGCGGCGTAGGCCAGCACAGCGGCCCGTGCCAGCTCAGGGACAGCGTTGTGGGCGCAGTAGCCCCAGATGCCAGACGCGGTCAGAGTGTCGGCCTCACTCACCTTCCTGTACTTCAGCTTGAGGTAGGTGTAGGGCTGATCTTTGCGAGGTGCATCCGGTGGGCAAAGCGTGTAGTCATCCGCCGCTACCAGCTCCGTATCGTTGAGGGTAATAGTGGGGGCGGTGCCTGTGAGCAAGCCCCCACCAAGACCGACGATAGAGACAAGGGAGCGCGAAGGAAGCGAGAGAGGCGACTCCTCTGCTGTGGCACCGGAAGCCGCCGCGAAGGGATACCAGCCCGTGGCATCTTGGAACGCGGCGACAGCCAGGGCGAGGGCCGACGTGCGGACAGCTACAAGCGGCACGGGCATCCCCGCCGCATCTAGCGCCTCACTCAGATCAGTTGTTGTCGGCCACTCGCTCATGGTAGTCTCTCAGGTGCCTTAGCTAGACGATGAGCTGCGCCACCAGCCCGCGCTGCGTGGCAGTGCTCGGGGTAATGGTGCCCTCATAGAGCTCGGCCCACGCGGTGAAGTACGTACCCGCCGCGCCGTCTCCCACCGTTGCGACAAGGTCAAGGTATCGAGGAAGCCCTTTGAGGCCTAGGAAGATTTTCAAAAACCCGTCATCCGCTGTGGCAGAGGGAAGCGCGGCGGTGAAGTCTGCACCTGAAATATCCGCTCCGCCTGTTAGCGCCGTGGCACTGGCCGCCACGTCTGAGGCTTGGAGCTTGAGTGCGGTCATAGCGATGTCCATTGCACCAAGGTGGATGGTGACCACCGCATAGCTAAATCCGATGGTGTCCACCACGTTTGTCGTGGCGCTGGTATTGTCGAGGATCGCACCGGGAGGAGTGATCTTCACAATCTTAGTTGCTTGTGCTTGTTTCATTTAAGGTTCTCCAGCCCCCCCCAGAGTGGGGGGGCTAATAGTGCGACTAGCCGAACTTCAAGGCCACCAGAGCACCAGCGGCAGACGATGTGCCCGGCTCGTGGACGGCGACATCAAAGCGGCAGGTGACACGGATCTGAGTAGTGTCCGTGCGGAAGCCCGCCTCTTCGCTGGCGCGGATGGTGAGGGCGCGGCGATCACCGAGGACAACGCCCTTTCGGAGCGATCCGTAGATCAGGGCAAAGCCGCCGCTGGTCTCGTTGTTGGTGATGGCCTCCACGACGCGGATCGGCTTGCCAAGGAAGCGAGGAGCAGCTCCTGCGATGATCTCAGCCGCCGTCACACCGCCTTTTGCCAGTGCGAGTCGCTCAAAGACCTCCGTGAGCGCCTTGCTAGTGCAGTACCAGGCAGCGTCCCCGTTCTGGTCAGCAGCGCTCGGGAGTGCCGCCTTGAGGTTAATGAGCATGGCCTCCGTGATGGCGAGGTAGGTTGTTACAGCGGTTGCGGTTTTCTGTCCGACGTTGCTGCCGACGTTGTTGATCGCGTTAAAGATTCCCGTGATCTTGTGGTAGACGGTGCCAGTTCCATCTCCCATGAACCCGCAAAGGTCTTCGGTGAGGGACGCGCTGGAGGCAATGACCGTGGCGAGCTCACTGGCTACATCAATGGCCGCGTCCTCATCAAGCTCAGAAGACATCTCGTAGAAGTCCATGAACTTCTTGGCAACCAAGGCGACGTTTCCAAAGTCGGCATCTTTGTCCCCACTGTTGTCACGGCGCTCACGGGCAGGCTTCATGACGGCAGAGAGCGGGCGCTTGGGGTGATCCTTGGTGTCGCTACTCATTACCGAGATGGTGGCGTACTGGCGCAGGATGCCGTACTCCGCCTGAAGCGCGTCAATGACCGCTCCGAACTCAGAGGGGACTAAGTAGCCACCCTTGACGTTATCGCTTTCAACCTGGGTTCGTAGAGCAATCCCGTGGTTGCTACACCACTCACGGGCAGTGCGGTTGTCACCAATGGCGGCGCGGCACCACTGGCCAAACGCGAAGGCTTGCTCGGCGCTCTCGAAGTGGGCCGGGGCTTTGCGCTTGGCAGTGGCGGGGATGATGATGGTGCGCTGTGTGGCAAGAGCTGCGCCCGGAAGTGGCGCAGGGCCGCCCGCAGGCAGGGGGTTCACGGAGCGAGCGAGACTTGCCTGGAGTGCGTCCAGGCGGGCATCACGCGCTGCGGCTTCGCTAATCTTGCTGGTAAGCTCAAGCGCCTCGGCAGCTAGGGCATCAATCTCGGTGTTCTGCTCCTCGGTAGGATCAGTCACAGCCCGCAGGGTTGTGAGCTGGCCCATAACCCGCTGGAGTTCCTCTTGTAGTTTCTTTTTCATAGGTTCCTCTCGCCAGGGGCTATCCCCCGGCACAACTGGCTATGGGGCCAGTGCCATAGTTGCCTTCAGCGTGATCTCACGCAGTCGGGCATCACGAAGGCGCTTTGCCTCCGCATCTAGGGAGCGTTTCCGCTCCGCATCGTTGGGAGTGGTCGGATTCTCTCCTGCCCTCGCCTCGGTCGCGTAGGCTTCGTCGTTGGCCTGAAGCACAGAGCACTGGCTGTACTCGGCTAGGTTGCGAATCTTCGTGACACCAAGAATCCAGGAGTCCGTACCATTGATCTTCTTTTGGTCGAACAGTCCGAGGTCGTAGCCGTTGGACTTTGCAAACGCCAGAAGCGCAGGGCCGTCCTTGAACCACATCGCACCATCGTCTTCCAGGAAGAACCCGATGGACAGACCGACCATGAGGCCGCTTGATGTCCGATCCATCGCCACGGTGCGTGCGGCTTGGGCGGCGGGGTGATCGTGGTACGTCGCCTCGGCGTAGAGGACGGACTTGCCATCCTGCACGCGCTCCTCCATCAGCGTCGGGTAAGCGATGGGTAGCTCTCGCCAGGTGTGGTCTCGCAGGATCGTGCCTTTGGTCATGAACTGAGGCAGCGCCTCGGTAAACGCCCCAGGAAAGACCACTTCCATATCGCCCCATCCGATCTCGTAGGGGTAGCCCATGCGACAAGGAACGCCGTAGAGCTTGTTGCTGTCAGCACTGCCTCCCCCGTCTTCGTTTGCGGCACGCACGAGAGCAGGAGCGCCCCCACTGTTGCGGTAGGCGATGGGCAGCCCCAGATCACGGGCCTGGGCGCGATTAGGGATTCGGCTACGAAGTCCATAGACAAGGCTCATGACTTACTCCTTACAGTCCAGCCGCCTTGACCATCACTTACCAGATCGGCGCGGGTCAGGCCATCGGGCACTTGGGCGTTTCCAGGGCAGGGAGAGCCAGCAGGATAGAGCGCAGTCGATCCAGGGAAGAGAAGCGCGTGCGGGTAGGTGCGACCCTCGCGCTGTGCTCCTTGCGTCCCAGACTCCGGGGCAATGGCGGTTCGTAGTTTTCTCATGGTGTTGGTGCTCCTGCGGGGTCTGTGGTCACTGCGGCGGGTGGCTTGCTCTTGTCGCGCAGCTGCTCCAGCCGGGCCAGGTCTTCGGGGCTAAGCGCCTCCATACCAACCTCACCGCGTGCCTCGTCAATCATCATGAACGGGCCACCGACTGCCTCACGGAGCGACTTGTAGAGCGCAGTCTTATCGGGCTGGAGAGCAGGGACGCGGGACAGATCAGGCAGTACCTCAAGTCCTTGCGGAGCGTCAGGAAAGAGCGGCACGAGCTGCACGGTGCATTCCGAGGCGATGAGCAGCAGGCGGGGAACAATGCCGTTTTGCCAGCTCTCCGTGTTAGCAATGCGCTTGTTGTCGTAGGTGCTCTCTTTGAGTCCCACTTTGAGGTTGAGCGTGATGGGAGAAATCCCGATCAGGGCACAGATGGTGGCCTCGGGTGCATCGCTGGTAGTGTCCAGGAGCATCTCCTCGGGGCTCTTGCCAATCTCCATCACGTCCATTGGCGCGGTGAGTCCGACGCTCATGCCGCGATTGTCGCCACTGATCCGGTCATCGAGCGTGTCCCGAATCTCGGTAAGCTCATCGGGTGAGACGTTACCGCCGGTGCCATCCTTGGGCATGAACACCAGGCCCGCCACGCCCATGTTGGCCAGAAGCGCGGCTTCGTAGTTCTCAATGTCGTGCATGAGCGCGATGCGGCGCAGGGCAGTGGCGAGGCGTGAGAGGGACTTGCGGGAGTTGTCGGGGTCTAAGGCACCCTCGCGGTAGTGAATCACGTCCTCAAAGGGGAGGTCAACGAACTGCCCGGCGGGAGTGCGGTAGGTGTAGTGCGTTACCCAGTTGTCGGTAGTGGCACCAGAGGGCCAGCTCGGCTCGCAGCGGGTGTGGTCAATCCACCAAAGAGCGATGGGCACTCCTGCGATGTCCCGCACGATGTACCAGTACGCATTGCCCGACACGACCAAGGAGAGAAGCGTGGAGGCCATGAGCACGGCGTAGGAGTAGTAGCGGTTGGGCTTGGCCAGAAGTGCATCTATGGCATGAGGAGTGCGCCTAGGCTTGCCCTCTCCGGCTAAGGTGCGGAAGGCCACCAAGGGCGCTTGGGGTGCGTTGCTGCTCATCCAGCCCAGGGCGGCGGCGACAATGCTGGAGTTGTAGAGCTTGCCAGCGCGGGCCGTGTAGTTGCGATTGGTGCCGGGGAAGACGATCTGTGTGGTGAGGTTGGTGCCGCGTGGGTTACCTGCGCCCGTGGAAGACGGCAGAGGAGCATTGCGCTTCTCTGCCTTCCCAGGAGACGACCACGTTTTAGGATTCCACCAACTCACACTATAAACCGTCACGAGAGGGGCAAAAACCGGGTGGTTTTGAAAAAATATTTTAAATTATTTTTTGCGCCCTCTACACAGCGCCGTATCTGACCACCTTGGAAAGCTCATTGAAGGCACCCGAGGCCGCGTCTACTTGGTCGTCTGTGCCACCCTCGCGCCCGGTGAACTGGCGCAACTCCTCCACGAAAGCCCGGTTCCAATCACCCCGGACTAGGCGCACGTTTCCCGCGTTCACCTGGGCCGCAAACGGATCGGCGCGGGTGGCCTTGTCGCCCGTCTCTCGCACGGCAGAGACGGAGAAGCCAGCCAGGAGGGTCACGAAGGCTCTTGCTGAGTCCTTGCCTGCACTTCCAGGGTCTTCAGGCACGATGATCTTCACCCGGCGCGTGTCCGTCTCGGCAGTGAGGCGCATCTGTCGGTTGCGGGTGGCGCTCTCCCACTGACCACGCTGGACGTGCTCGACGTAGAAGAGTCCGTCAGCATCCGGGCCAGAGAGCTTTGCTCCGGCGCTCCAGTCCCCATCATCCTGCGTGGCGGCAACGTCCCACTTGCGCACGGTCTTGAGTCCTGCGGGCACTGTGTCCACGAAGTCAAGCTGCCCGACCTTGAAGATAGATCCCTCGCGTGGCGTGGGGTTCTGCTGGTGCGTGGCCTCAAAGCTGTATTCACCCTCAACCCGCCGCTTTCTCTCCAGCGCCGCCACGTCGAAGCGCTCGGGCCAGAGTGCTGCCCCTGGCTCTCGTCCAAGGGGATCGTCTTCAAGGGCGAAGGCGGGGAGCTTGAGTACCGTCCACCTGTCCGGCTCCGAGGCAACGGCGTAGTGCCCGAGGTCTTCCGGGTGCCACAGGGTCATGATCAGCACGATCCAGCCACCCGGCTCTAGGCGCTGGTAGAGGTCGGAGGAGTACCAATCCTCGGTGGACTCCCTCACGGTCTCGCTCTCTGCGTCTTGGCGACGGCGCACGGGGTCGTCAATCAAGATGCCATTGAATCCCGTTCCCGTCGGAGGAGATCCCACGCCACGGGCCATAAGCAGCCCGCCCGCGCTTGTCTCCCACTCGTCCATCGCGGCCTTATCGCCACTCACCATGCCAAGGTCGGCAGCCAGGTTTCGAGTCCTGCGCCCGAACTTGTTGGCAAAGCGCTGGTTGTAGCCCGTGATGAGCACGTTATCGCTCGGGTGCTCCTCCAGCCAGCACACGGGAAAGCGGTAGGTCACGGTCTCGCTCTTGCCATGGCGTGGGGGCATATGAATGGCGAGGCGGTCTATCTCCCCCCGCCGGACTTTGTCCAAGTGCTCGGCGATCAGGCGGATGTGATCGGCCTCCGCAGTCCAGCCAGAGGGCAGGGTGCGGCGCAGGAAGTCCAGATAGGTCTTAGGCTCAGGCTTCTTCTTGCTGGGCTTCGGCGACAACTCCACCCGCCGCTTCGAGAAGTCGAACTGTTGTGTTCGCAAGTTTCTCGTAAAGATCGGAGAGAGATGTAGGGTTGTGTTTTTTGGTGTAGCTGACATCTGTTGCCTGTTTTGCGATTGCCTTCATTCCCTCGACATTGGCCTCTACGAGATCCGCAAGAAGGTCGCCGATCCGGTCTTTGCTCTCATTGCGAACTTTTGCGAACTCCGGGCCAATCTTTGCAGCCATAGACTTGACGGTGTTGTAGGGTAGGTTGAATTTCTTAGTGGCTTCAGCAATCTCCATCCCTTACAGAATCGCTTCAGTCACCAACGC